TCACCGGGCCATGAGTTTCCCGGCCATGCGCCCCAGCACGCTCAAGCCATTCTCAGCGTCCGTGGTCGGTTTCTTATCCTCGCTGCGTTTATAGACGTAGAGGCCCAATACCGAGAGCGCGACCGACCACATGATCGACAGGTCGGCCAAGGCGATGATAACGGTCGAGGCCGCCGCCGGATCGGTGACGATCACATAAACCACCGCCGCCATGGTCATGGTCCAACTGAAAATCAGTGCATAGCCCATGGTGGGCCGCATGCGGCGGACATAGGGGTCCGCGCTGGCCGCTTCGGCGCGGATGGTTTCGTTCACCGCCAGCAGGCGCTTGGTTTCTTCCTGATACAGCGATATCGCCCGCTGCGCCGTCTGGCGCTGGTATTCCAACAACAGTTCCGGGTCTGCCTGCAGCGCGGCCAGGGCGTTGCCGTCATCGTCCGTTCCGGTCACGCCCCGCGCAATGCCGGACGCCAGTTTGGCGACCTTCGAAACCGTGCTGTCATCCCCATTGTCAAAAAGGCCGATCAAGGCCGGGGCCGCGGAAATCAATCCGGCGATAACCGGTAAAATCATTGCTCAACCTTCCCGTATCAAGCCGGCGAGGCGTCGGGCACGATTGCCCACCTGCCGCGCCCATTTGTTGTTCAGGGCTTCATCGGCCGCAGGGCCGTATTCGTTCAATTCAAGATGCGCCCCCATCCGCCTGAATCCCGACAGGCGCGGCCACCCCATGTTGAAACACAAAGTCACCAAGGCCCGCTGAACCGGTTCCGGGCGGTCGAATACCGACGGCACATTGCGGCGCAGGTCTTCCATGGCGCGGTCGATATCCGCGTCCAGCATGACCAGGGCTTCGGTTTCCGAAATCCCCACATCATCGAGGTTCCGGCCAACGCCGATCGTCACCTTGCCGACCGTATCGGTATAGGGCGAAAGCTTCATGCCCTCGTCGCGCGCCAAGTCGATCTTGAGCAATCCACGATCCACCGTCTTTTCCCTATCGTGGTGCCAAGCCGGCAATCCCCCAACATCCGCCTCCCCTCGCTCCTGAGGCGGCTACGATCAGCAGACGAACCGTGACGGACAGATTTTGTAATATCCGTCTCAACCGCCCGCTTGGGCCAGCGTCCACAATTCGTAAAGGATGGCGCCGGCCAGGGCGATCGCGGTCGCCATCGCCCCGGTTAACGCGGCCCTTACCAAGGCATCGATCCGCGCGTGCACTCGGCCTACCGCACCGCTTACATTTTCGGAAAGGCTGTCGATCTTTTTGCCGACTTGCTCGATTTCGCGTTCCAGACGGATGGTGCGTTCTTCATCGGCTTTGTCATGTTTTTCCGCCATGGCCCGCAACGTGTCGATCTGTCCCGCCGTTTCCACAATCTTCAAATGCGCCGCCGCCGCACTGGCGCGGGCGTCAAGATCGATCAAGACGTGTTGGGATGGTTGCGGCATGGGTTACAGTCTCCATACCAGCGCCGCGACCACTACGGAGTATCGGCGATCATAAAGGCCACTGCGCCGGCATTGAGCGCACGTTAAGCAGTTTCTATGGCGCGGGTTACGCCATATTCCGCCCTCGCCATTTGGCCAGTTCAGCTGTCCAACAAAAGAAGTGGTGATAAAACGACAAACACTGCCAACAAGCCGCCAAGCAACTTTAGCAATACGTGTATCGTAAGTTTGTTTGTGTCGTTTTCCATATGTATGAAAAGTATTATTCATTATCATCAATACACGCAACTCTTATGTGTTGATCGTGACAGTAACTCGCTGCGGAACGCAATCTTTCACGTAGGTAACTGTCAGTGTGTAGGTCCCGCCGGACCCGCCGGAAAGGTTCGCCGCATCACCCGCAGCCGAAGGAGACAGCTTGTACCCGTCAACGATTTGCCAGTGATCTGCATCTGTTCCGCCGTCAATCGTCGCGAAGTCAGCATCAGCGGAGAATGTGCCTGTGTCTTGGTCGCCATTACCTTGGGGGGTAGCGCCCGCTGCGGTAGCGGCTGCGACTGAGAATGTAAGATCAGTGACGGAGTAAGTCGGAACCGCAGTTGCAGCAGTGAGACCAAACATCGTGATCAGCGCATCGCCCATGCCAGCACCTTCTACGGCTTGCACGGCCCTTTTGGCGTGTAAGCCGTCATGCATGTATCCGTTGGTGTCTAGCACCGTGTAAGTCGCAGGCTCAGTAGTTCCAGAAAGCCCCGCCTCAAAAAGCAGTTGCGGAACATTAACAATCGCGGCAGCAGGGATGCCTGTGTACGTGGGGATTTCGTTAGCCAACAAGTCTTCGAAGAATGTTACAGCGGTTGCCGAGTCCCATCCGGCTCCGTAGCCCGAGATGTCATGTGGGATGACTAACAAAACACGAGCGCCGATGGTCCCACACTTTTCGAAAATAGTTTTGTAGTGGGTTTTCATATCCTCATAGCTTGTCCCAGCACCACCGCTTCGGGTGTTGTTTATGAAGTGCTTCAGGATGACGACGTGCGGGGTCAATACGTCTAGCGCCGCTAAGGTTGACGACGGGTATGTCGTTCCTAGCCAGTACTGAATAGTCGTGTTTCTGACTCCAGCATTAAAAATCTGGAAGGCTGGAACCGTACTGTTGTAAGCATGGATAAACCCAGGACCGTGAGCGCTCCCCGATATTTGTGTAAACTCAAAGTCGTGAGCGCCGAGAGAAAGGCCGTCGATAACCTCAATCTCGTAACCGTTAGAACCCGCATTCTGGTCATACTCAATGGCCACACCGCCATCGACCTTCACGCCCAACTTTCCGAAAGCCGATGCCCGGATATTGCCAAACCTCAAAGTATCGACGTTTGTCCCTGGCGTAAAAGTGATGCTCTGCGAACTGGATGTCATGCGCGGGACAAAACCGCCGATGGTCGGGTTGCGGCTGGATGAAGCGAATCCACCGGTCGATACGATATCGCTGCGGTATTCGTTCCACGTAGTCACAGCGCCGTTACCATTCTCTTGGCACACCGTTTCAGCTTGGGCCGCAATGCCACGCGCCAGCAGGCGATTTCCCATCTGAACGGGAGGGCTGAATGGGCGAGCGCCTGTCATTTCCGGGTTGATACCCGTCCCATCCCCCGCACCGACACCGGCGAAGGTGCTGTCCGCTGCCGCCAACACTGTGATGTTTTCAGTAAGGTTGCCCCCGCCACCACCGGCGCCCACAAAGGGACGCCGACGCATCAAGCTCATACTCGGACCATATATCGTCATCTCACTACCACCGCGCGATGATTTTGGTTGCGTCGGTCGTGGCGGCGACGATCTTGGTGAAGAAGCCGGCCAACTCGTACGGCGCCGCGGCGACCGTATAGGTTTCCGCATCGCCGTTCATGTCTTCCACCGTCACATCGCCGGTCCCGCCGATGAACAGAACGCGCGGCGGGTCGGCCGCATCAAAGCTTACATCGCCGCCGCCTAGCGTGACGGCTTGGTGCCGCACCGGCGGGGCGGAAAGCATATGGGCGTTATCCCGCTCGGCCAGCCAGCCGTTGAATTTCAAGTCTTCAGGCATCGTCCAATCCTTCTTTAATCGGTGAGGAACTCACGGTTTCGGGAAAGCGGTCTTGACCGCCAGGAACCGGGTTATCAGATCGGTCATTTCGGGGGTCGCTGTTATGTCGCCGGCCGCGATCGCGGCGGCCAGTTGACCGACGACGGCATCCAACACGAAGCCGATATTGGCGGTTTCATCCATGGCAACGCCCTTGACCGCCTGAACTGCGCCCTTATAGGCACGGCGGCGTTTCTCATAGACCTTTTCCAAGTCGGTTTTCGGGCGGTTTTCCCTTATCCGTGTCGCGCTCATCTTCTCAGCCCCATTTCAGAACCACGCCGTGGATCTCGATATCCTTGGCGTGGTCGGTTTCGATGCGGTAGCGCATATCCGTGCCGGACGGCTGGCCGGAAATGTCGATGCCGGTTGCCTCGTAAATCGTCGTCCCGTCCCCCAGCACACCCGCCGCGGCCAAGACCGCCGTGGTCCAGGTCGCGCCATTGTCGCGGCTGACCTTGCCGATCAGGTCGGTGTTGAGGGTGAAGGCGTCGTTCCCGACCGCCTGGATGTGAAGCAACGCGGTGTCGGGTTGGGCATCGGCGGTAAAGGCAACCGACACCAGGGTCATGTCGCCCGATATGGCGCTGAGCATTTCCACGTCATGCACCGCCCAGTTGGCCCCGCCCGTCACCGCCGCGTTGGACAGAAGCCGCCAGTAGCGGTGCGGCTCGGTCGCGGGCACGTCAATATCGTCGAAGGAGTTGGCGCCTAGTCCCGTCGCGGTCAGCGCATCGGTCCAATCGGCCCCATTGTCGGAGTACTGAACTTTAACGGCTTCAAGGTAGTTGGCGGTCTTCTGAAACAGCCGCACACGGCGGATTTCGATATCGTTGCCGTCACCGAAGTCATACCCAACGAAGTCCGTGCCTTGCGCATAGGTCAGCGATGTCCATAGGGTCCCGGTGTCGTCGTCAAACAGGTTTGCCTTTGCCGTCTCCTCACTGGCCAAGATCGTGCCTGATCCAGTCTCGTCCGCCGAATAGGTCAGCGACCCTGCAAAGAAGGCGCCGGCCACGTCGTGGGCCTCGTTGGTGGAGGCCGCGTTGTCCAGGTCGGTTTCGTCGGCGAAGGGATCGGCGATGCCGTCCACCATGTTTTCCCGGTCGCCTTTCAGCGCGGCAACGTCGAGGGCCAGGCGGCGGATTTCAGATCGTTTCACCGTGCGGGCCGCGGTCCAGTGCGTGCCGTCGAAAGTCAGCGCGTCGCCTTCCGCCGGGGTCAGCGCGGCGATATCGTCCAACACATCGCTTTGCGCCTGGGCATTCAGCAGCGAACGCCCGGCATCCGCATTGGCGGCGAGCACGACGCCTTCCATGAAGGTGGAAATCAACGACACATTCGCCACCGGCGACGCCGCGACCAGATCGCCCGATGCATCGAAAGCCGCCAGTTTCGAGGCCCGCAGATTGGCGGGCGGCAGTTGAACCGCGCCCGCCGCGTCGGTTTCAGCGAGGCGGACCGAACGGCCGATCAAGGTCGACAATTGCTGCGCCACGGCGGTCAGTCGGTCCAGCTCGTTGTTGATGACCGAGGCCCGGAAATCGCCGGATTCCGAGAAGTCAGTGGTGCGCTTGATCGCGACATTGCGTAACAGCGTCACCGTGACGCCGGTGCCGGGCGGGGTGTCGAAGGTCACCAGTCCGCCAGCGCTGTCCCCTGCCCCTTCTGTCGAATACCCGGTCATTTCCGGCGTCTCGGATACCCCCAGATAAACTTCCAGATCATCATTTTCGAAAATCGGGAATGAAAACCCGAACTGGGTCTGAACGCCGTCGCCGGCATATTGCACCCTGGGCGTGACATCGCCGATTTTGATATGCTCGCTGGCCATGAGATTTCCCGTTCGTTTTGTAAAGGGAGTGTGTATTAGGAAGACGCGCCGTTCAGTATTCCGCCGATGTCCCGGACATCGTCGAGCAGGCCGAAGGCCCGATCCGTCGCGCCGCTACGGGACCGTCGGCGCAAAGCCGCGATGCGGCTGCGGGCGCGGCTGTCCAACGCCACCTGACGCCCGGCGAGCGAAGCGAAGACCGCCTGATTGTCCCGGTCCGCGGCGCCGGCCAGCCCGGCCTTGGCGCTTGCCCCCGACCGGCCGCTATTGGCGATCGCGGCCAAGTCCCGGGCGCGGCGCTTTTCCGCCTCAATCCGTTGTTCGGCCAAGCCTAATTCGCCCAGCAATTTGTCGGTGCGGGTCGATTGAATCTCGGCCGCCGTCGCAGCCTCCTCGGACCGGGCCCGGCTGCGGTCCCTCAGCAGGCCGATCCCCGCATTTGCGAGCCCCGCCGCCGTCCCCACACCGCTTATACCGCCCAGCCCCGCCAAACTTGCGCCGCCGGTCATCGGCGCGGCGGCCAGCGACATCAAGGGCAAAATCACCTTTCCAGCACCCGATCCCATCACACTCTCCTTTTTCCCAAACTTATTGGCCGACTTCCGCGACCGCCGACAGGAAGGTCGCAGGCAAGGTTCCCGACGCGGTGAAACTCGCCCCTTGCCCGCGGTTCCACCCCAGGAAACGCCGACGCTTACGCCCGCTGAACGGCTTCGGCGCCTCGTCCAGCCGGAATTCCCCGAAGCGGCGGAAATTGACCGGTCGCCCGTTCACCTCGAAGGGATAGGCGTCTTTCAGTTCCAGGGTGACCGCGATCAGGCGGTGTTTCTGACCGACCAGGGTGCCCTCCGCGATCTGGGCTTCCACCGGCAATGGTTCGACGACCCAATCGAAAGGCATGCCGGCCTCGACCTCCATGGCCGGGAAGGCCGCGCCGCCATCGGTCACCGCGACCGTGCCATCGGTGACGACGGCCGGGTCGCGCAAAGCGCCATCGGCGAAGACCTGCACCTGCAACCCTTCCAGATGGTCCAATCCGTCCAGCGTATCGCTCGGTTCCTGGAAACGTGCCTTCACCGAACTGTCGAACATGCGGTCCAGCGCGTGTTTTTCGATGAAGTAACGCGTCGCCCCGTCGATCGTCCGGCGGACCAGGAAATACGGCGTATTCCCGACGACGGCGACTTTCAGCACCGCGTCATCCGCCGATAGACCGGCGCTTTCCCATAGGGTCCAGCCGCTGACCTCCTGCCGACGCAGGGAATGATGCACCGCGACCGTGCCATCCGTGTTCACCACGAAGCGGTGATGCGCGCCCCGCACACCGTCAGACGCACGGGCCGCCATATCCACCGGTTCCCGCATCACGCTGGCCGACAGGATATTCAGGTCGCTCGCGATATAGCCATCGCTGCCGACGTCGAAGACGACTTCCGCGCAACCCACGGCGCGGCCCGCCCCGTCGGCGGTGACGCAGACCACAGCGCCATCGCTGGCCACCGGTTTGACGGGCGCGATGGGGGTCGGGAAATGCTTGCGCGGGTGAAAGTTTTCGACCGTCACCGGACTGTCATCTGTCACCCGGTTCACGAAGACCCCGCCGGAGGTGAAAAAGAACTGATCGCCCAGCGCATGGATATGGGACACCGCGTTCACCTGACTGCCTACCAGATCGTCCTCGACGAATTCATCGTCCAGGCGGTCCTTGGTTTCGAAAAAGTCGAACAGGTCCACCCCGCCGGAGGCCGACCCCCAGACCCTTTGCAGCAAGTCCTTGGACCCGCCCCAGAAGGACCGGTTGCCGTCCAGATGGACAGACCGGGGATAACCCTTTGCGTCGGACCAGGCCTGTTGCTCGACACTCCAGGCCCCGGCCTCCGCGACCTTCGTATCGTCCAAATCCTCCTGCGTTGTCCCAGCAACCTCGGTATCGCCTGTAATGCTTGTGATCGTGATGCGCCCGCCATTGAGGCGCACCACATCGCCCACCGCCGCGACGGTGAAATCCTCGGCCGTGCTCGTCACCGTCACCGCGCCGGTCGTACCGCTCGGCGTGGCCTGGCCCGCGGTCGGGCCGCTAAACGGATGCGTCGGCAGGTTCCGGAAGGCGATGGGGTTGAGCGCCCAGTCGCTGTGGGATCCCTGGCGCTGCAACTGCTTGGGCTCGACCTCCTCATGTGTCAGCAGCATGGTGTCGAGCGACTGGTCGAAATCCAGTGCCGCCAGCTGCGCCCCGCCATAGGGCATGGCCAGTTCCGCCTGCAGCGCGTCGTCCTTATAGATCCGCGCTGTTTCGTCCAGGAAGGCCAGCAGATAGATTTGCTCCAGCCGGAAGTGAAAGGCCGCCAGCCGCGCGCCGTCCCCCGCCGACGAGGGTAGCTCAGCGACAAAGGCCAGCCCGCCCCGGCGCGATATCGGTCCACCGATGACGCCGATCATATTCTTCGCCTGCCGCAGACCGCCCGGATAGGCCTTGATGTCGCGGCGGCCCAGCAGGTCCTCGTCGATGATGCCCTTGTCGAAGCTGAACTGTGTGACATGTGTGCGCGCCACCATGATCAACCCCGCGCGTCGATCAGGGCGAAGTCCTCGATCCGCCCCGGCGATTGTCCCTGGGCGTCGGCGGTCTTGGCTTGTTGGAAGCTTTGCCCGGCCAGTTTCTGCAGCAGGTCGGCGCGGGCGGTGTTCTCGGTGATCGGCAGGCAGAATTCAGCCGACAGCTTGTCGGTCAGCGCCTTGTCGAAATAAGGCGGGAACCCGCTTTCGGCCGGGCGGAAAACATAGGTCAGCACCGGCATTTCCACATTCGTGTGAATGCGCCGCTCATGGATCCGGTATTCCGCGCCGCGCCCGGCGGGCACGGTTTGTCCCCGCGCCCCGTGGCCCAGGGAAAGCGCGCGCAGGAAATCCGGCGGCAATGGATAGGCGAAGGCGAAGTCGGCGACCGGCACGCCGGACAACTGGGCCAAAGCGCGTTGCGCGGTGGCGAAGCTCCACGGATAGGCGCTGAGCAACCCGTCCCGTACGATGGGATAGAGCGCGCCGGCGATATCCGCTTCGGCGGTGCCTTCCTCGAAAGCGGTGATCGGTTCCGCGCCCAAACGGATAAGGGCGGCGCCGCAAAGCGCAATATCGGATACGGCCATCAGGCCCTCCCAGGGTGATGAGATTTACGGATGGAAAGCGGTGCTCGGGTGCCGGAGGGGGCGGAGGATCGCTTCCCCCTCCGGCGGCCCCGGAAGCGTCCAAACCGTCAACGGTTGGTCTGAACGCCCCAGACGATACCCGCCGTAATCGCGCCGCCCGGCGAGGCGCCCGGCGTGCCGACCGTATAGTTCAGCCGCAAATACCGCCGGCAATGGTTCGGCAGATGGCCGACGGGGAACTGATAGCCCTGCACCAGGTCGGCGACGGGCACAGTCATGCTGGCCAGGGTCTTCACACCAGCACTGAAGGTCGGGTCGCCACTGGTCTGGATATCGACCGTCAGGTCGTCCATGTCGCTGAAATCGGAAGCGACCTGGATCAGCAGCGGCACCGGCGTGCCGGGCCCCACATCGCGGTTAGAGCCGAAGTCGATGAAGTCGTCCGATGCGGCCGTCGCGGTGATTTCCTGGCCGTCGGACAGCAGCAATTCGCTATCGAGGATCATGCATTCACTCCTTGGAAAAAGGGATCGAGGGTATTGGAAGGCGACACCTAGACGTCGGCCGGCACCAGGGCCTCTGTGTTCCGGATGGCACGGACGCGGCGGATCGGCGCGCCCAGGAAACTGACCACCTTGCGGCCCTCAAAGGTCTCCAGGGTCAGGTTCACGTTCTGCTGCGACTTGGCGCGTTTATGCAGCGCCACCTGAACCTCGCGGTTGCAATAGATCGCCATGGTGCCGCTGGTGTCGTCGGTGCGGTAAAAGGCTTCCAGCATGAAGTCCTCGATCGCGGTATTGCCAGCGCGCATCGCCGCGACATCGACATTCGCGACCCGGGCAATGGCGCGCCAGTCCTTCACCACCAGGCCGATATCGTGCTTGTAATGGTCGCGATAGGCGCGGTACGGGTTCCCCTCCCCATCCTCGACCGTATCCAGGCCCAAATCGTCATGGCGCAAGCCCGCCTTCGATCCTTTCGGATAGATGAAATGGGCCGTGCTATCGCCCCATTTGACGAACCAGATAGACGTATTGGCATCCGCGACCTCGCCGCCCGCGTCGATCACGTTAAAACTGGACTTGCCATCGTCGCTGTCCTGATAGGCGTTGTAACGCGGGGCCAGGCCCATGAACTTTTCCGGCGCGACGGCCGTATCGCCATAGATGAAGGTCGCGGCCATTTCCTGACCCATCGCTTCCAGATGCGCCCGGCTTTCGATGATGCGGAAGCGCTGCGGCAGGACCTGTTTGTCGACAAGGTCGCGGTCGTGGCTAGAGAAACTTTCCAGCATGCCGCAGGTATCGCGCACTTGCTGGGTCGTGGATTTGGAGACCGGCACGCCCTTGTACAACTTGCGCCATGTGGTGGAAGGCAGGCCCGTCCGGACCGTGGAAATATGGCTGGCCCCGTCATTGGCGGGCATGGCGTGCGCGTCCAGCATGATCTCGTTGGTCTGGGACAGAAGCTCGGCGACGATCGCCTCGCGGGAATCCCCGGATGCCGACCGCTTGAAGCCGTCGGCCAGGTTCAGATAGGTGTCACCGATTTGCGGCATCTTTTACTCCTTGGTTGAAATCAGTATCCGAAAGAGCGCCCATCAGAGGACCCTTTGCGTCACAGACGCCATGTACGTCATAGGCCTCGGGCGGGCGTGGTGGCGCCGTAGAGCACTTCCTCGGCGGAACGCGGTTTGGGCATGCCCGACGGCGTCGGCTGCGGGCCCGGCGTCTTTTCCCCGATCGCGGATTTTACGGCCCGCATCAGCGCAACCCCATCGGCGAAGGAGAAGACTTCCTCAAGCATCTGACCCAGGTCCGGGTTCTGACGAATGGCCGGGGCAAGAAGACCCGCCGCCCAGTCAACAACCGGCCGTGCGTTGCGGCGCGCGGCCTCCAAGGCGGCATCATCGTCCCGCCCCTGCATGGCCACCGGCGCGAAAGCATCGATGAAAGACTTGCGTTCCGCCTGCTCGGATTCCTGATCGCGCTTCGCATCTTCTGCCAAGTTTCGATAGAATCCGGCCGCCAATTCGTCGAAGTCGTGCTGGGACAATTGACGCTCCCGCGCCCAAGCAGCGGCGGACTTGTAGAGCGGGTGTTCCGTATCCGGTTCTATGCCGATATCGGCCAGGTCTTCCGGCACCGTCAGGGTATAGTCCGCCATTTCAGCACCCAGCCCGGGTTCGGATTCCGGGTTGCGCTCCACCAACGGCACGCTGGGTTCGGCGAGGCTCATTCCCGCATTCGGGTCAAGGGGCGGGGTCGGCACGTGCTTATCTCTATTCATCCTCGTTACCTCGTTGGACTAGGGTTTCGATCAATTTCACCAACCGGCGCTGCCCTTCGGCGTCACGCAGTTCTTCCGCCTTTGCCGTCGCCGGCAGGCATCGCTCGACGGTCAAGCGGCGCAGGAAAGCCAAGGCCCTTTCCCCATCCCGGCCGCGAAAACAGCGGGCAAAAACGCGGGAAATCGCATCCGGGTCGCCGGGCGGCGCCGCGGGGGTCGGATCATTCATAGGGGGCCGTCCCATCGCCAATGACCGCGCCCGCCGCATCGGTGAGGGCCGCGACCCCCGCCTGCTGTTCGAGGTCCAGCGCAGCGACTTCATCCGGTGTTCTAATAAGGTCGGGCGGAAAGCCCGACTGCGTCAGCCACCAGCGGGCGAAATCGTCCATCTTGACCGAACGGGCGACCTGTTCCGGCCCGGCGAATTGCGCGACGGCCGTCACCCCATTGAAGCTGTTCCGCGCCGCTATTTCGTCCTGGACGCGCACCATAGGCGATGTCGGTACAAGCCGAATGCGGCGGTCGTCGACCTGGACGGGTTCGATGTAATACCGGCTGCCGGCCATCGAATGATGCGACAGAATATGCAGGCAGCGCCGCACCAGCCGGTCGTAGCATTCGTTCAGCAGGCGCAGGGTTTGCGGTATCTCCACCGCCGTCTGGTCCGCGCGCCGTTCACCCAACTCGAAGGCAGTGCGTACGCCGTCCGATGCCGGCGGCAGGTCCGGTCCTTTGATCGCGGTGCGGATCCGCTGCTGCAAATCACCCAGGATCAGTTCCGAGACATCAAACCGGCCCGGCGCTTCCAACGGTGTCAGCCCCGCCGACCCCACGGCCTTGGGAATGATCGTCCCCGGCGCCAGGCGGATATTGGCGGGGTTGAGCACGCCGTCGTCTTCCGCCTGCCAGATCCCGCTGACGGCGATGGAGGCGTTCTTCAGCACAAGTTCGACGATCTTGTTCGCCGTCTTGATTTCCGGCAATGCCTTCAAGACAGGTCCGCGCCCCATCACTTCGCCCGGGGCCTTGTCGACGCGGAAGGCGATGGTGCGTTCACTCTCCAATCGGTCACGCAGGATGGCCTCCCCGTCCTGCAGCAGCCAGACCGACCAGTCGACATGGGCGCCCTGCCCGGTTGCGGCATCGCCCGGCACCCAGAGACTGGCTTCCAACACATCCACGTTTTGATCCGGGTCGCGCTGCTTCTCCCGCTCCAACCGTTCCGGCAGGCGGGCGGTTGGATAGCGCAGGGCAATGTCGCGCAAACGGACTTGTTGCTTGATGAAGACTGTGCGGGGAATGCCGTCAGGCGCTTCTTCCGGGACGACACGGGAAACCGGCACAGCCTCAAAACTCAACGGGTTTTCGGGCGATCCGAAATTGATGTTGATGCAACCGAGCGAGACATAGGCCTCCCGCAAGGCCGGGGCGATTTCCGTGTGGAAGTTGGAAATATCCAACGCATCGTGAAACCGCTCCACGGCCGCCGCACGGGCTTGTTCCACCATCGCTTCCATTTGCGCGCCTTCCGGCCCGCCACCAAGGCTATCGTCCCCTTTGGGGTCCTGGATCGACATCCAATGCTGAAACGGTGGAAACAACTGGCCATGGGTGCGGGCCGCCTTTTCATCCAAAGCGTCTGCGCCTGTGCTGTCGAACAAGGCCGTGCGTCGGTCTGAACCGCGCGATGCCTCATCCGCCCCATCCCCGGCTTCGAATTCTGGCAATGTATAGCGGTAGGCATCCTGTAAGATCGCGTCCCAACGCCGGCGGCGCTGGTCGGCAAGCCGGTATCGCGCCAGCACGGTATCCTCGGCGGATTGCGCACCGGTCCCCTGCACGGAATGGGTCATGTTCATGAAAAGCCTCGTTCAAAGTATCGGGGGTCTGCAGCGTCAGCCGAGCGTGTCGGACTTCCGGTCGCCGTCTTCGACACCGGCATAACCGGAAAACAGCAAGGGGCGGCGTTGTCCCCGGCGGCGCAGGTTCCGCAACCTCGCATCGCTCGCCTCCTTGGCCCGCGCGCGTTCCTGCTTTTGCAGATCCAGTTGCGCCTTGAGGGCATCGTCCTCCGGCGCGGGCGGCGCCGGTTTCGGTGCACTGAACAATCCACCCATAGTCTTTCCTTTCATCCGGTGTTCCGACGGTGCCGGGTGCGTTCCGGCATGCCGGTCCCGTGGCGCCGCGCGGCGCATTCCAATCAATCTGCTTTCGATATGGTCCGGCTTAGACGTCCGGCCCGTTTGCCCGGATCCATCGATAGAGCTGCCGCGGCGTCACGACCCAGAAGGGCGGCTTCACGCCGGTGGTGTGCTTCACCACTTCCACGCAACTGAACCAGGGGCGCAGGGTGACGGCTGCGGGATATCGCTGCGGCAGGTCCAGAACATGCACCGCGCCCGACCGGGCCAGCCGGTCTATGTAAGTTCCATAGCCCCTATCCCCGCCATCACCATCCGAGACTTCGAAGATATCGAGCCTGGCGGCATTCGGGTTGACGATCAGCCAGCCGGCCGTGTCCCCTCTGCCAGTCCTCAAGGCCCGCATCAGAAAACAATGCCGGAAACCGGGTGCCAGGATTTTCAGAACCGCGTTGAACGCTCTCTCACGCCAGCTGGCACAAGCCGGGTCCAAAGGTTCGGGGTCGCAAAACACCACGCGCCAGGAATGGCCAGCCACAGTATCGGTGCAATCAGCTTCCAAGACGTCAGTCATTCCAAACCTCGAATTCCGTGTTGGCGGCAAGAATGCCGTCCCGCTCGTTGGACGCCCGGCTTCGAACCGGTTGGGCGAAGGTCAGGGCAAGGGCATCACCGGTATCGGGGGAAGCCAGACCGCGTGCTTTCATATCCGCCTTGCGTTCCAGCTGGATCACGTTCTCCCGCACGAAGGAGTATTCCGGCCCGGTCAGATCGTCCGCCAACTCGCGGTCGTCCGGCAGGCTTCCGGTTTGCAGCCATTTCCGCATTTCGCCCCACATTTCCGCGCGGCGGTTGGCGTATTCCGTATCGCGTAACGCCTTCGACCCGAACAACACCTCGATCGCGGGACAATGCATCCGCCGCAAGCTGTCGACCACGCCGCCGCCGACACCGCCGCCGTCGACAAAGACCGCATCGGGTCGCCATTGCGCCATCTTTTCCGCGGTATGTTGGGCGACCTCCCACGTATCCTTGTTGCGGAACCGGGAGATTTCCAAAACCGCCCGTCCCTTGCGCACCAGGATCACCGACTGATCGTCCCCATAGCGCGCGACATCCACACCGATCACCGTGGGGGCCAGCCTGTCGGCCGATCCGTCGGGGAGAGGTTGGCGCTGCACGGCGGCCTCGACCAGCGCCGTCGCGATGAACTGGTTCGGCCCTTTCTGGGGAAAGACACCGCGCACGCGCACCCGCACGAAATCGGAATCCTCGCCATAATCCGCGATCCAGCCGGCGATCTGATCCTTGTTGGTCAGCCGGGCCGCGCGGCTGTCCACCTGCTTGCAGATCCAGCGATGGCGCAGGCGATGGAAGCATTCCTTGAACCGGCCCTTGTTCCGGGTCGGGTTGCCGCACACGAACCACAGGATTTCCGTATCCTCATCCGTCAGCGCGCCTTCGGCCGTTTCCCAGATACGGTCGTCGATCGCGCTCGCCTCGTCGAAGAACAGCGCGATGCGCTTGCCGTGGTTGTGCAGGCCGGCGAAGGCTTCGGTGGCGCGTTCGTTCCAAGGCACCATATCCACACGCCAGGTGTTTTGTAGGTCCTTGTCGGCGGCAGTCAGGGCCGTCGCCCCCAGTTTCATCACGGCTCGTCCGGTCATCAGACGGTGCCATTTGCCGACCTCCACCCAGGTCTTGGTGCGCAATTGCCGTTCCGTATTCGCGGTCACCACGCCCTTGGCATCGGCGCTCGTCGAAACGGCCCACAGAATCAACCAGGACACCAGGGCCGACTTGCCGACGCCGTGGCCGCTGGCAATGGCATAGCGGATGGGATCGCGGCCATTCGGCTTTCTGACCCGCATCGCATCGGTGATATCGCCCAACACGTCGCGCTGCCAATCGTCCGGGCCGGTATGCGACCGCAGTTCCCCTTCGCCCCAAGGAAAGGCCGTCTCGACAAAACCCAGCGGGTCCTGCGCGAAGGCGGCAAGCGCTGCGGGCGCCGCCTGCGTTTTTGGCGTTTGGGGCGTATGGGGCCGTTCGCCACCAGCTATGCTGGCCTGACCCACCGTCATTCCAGGTCACCCATCCAGTCCTTGAGGGAGACGGTTGAAAAGCTGGCATCCAATTCACCGAGCCAGGCGTTCCGCCTTTTCCAGGCAGCCGCGCTTTCGAAGCAGCGCGGGGCGTGTTCCGCGCAATAGGGCGCCCGCCCAGGCAGATCGGCAAGGACCGGTTTGCCGCATTTGCAATCGTCGTCGCCGCTGACCGGCCCGTCGATCCACTGGCACCCCAGCGAATTACCCACCGGCGATTTTCCAACCGGCGATTTTCCAACCGGCGATTGGGCACCCCGAGCATGACGGGCGGGATCCACCGGCAAAGCGACGGCGGCGCATGACAACCCGTCACCGATCGGTACCCGCTGCGATTTCCTTGGAAGAAATGTCAT